TCATATATAACTTTTCGTAAATTTAAAATGTTCATCTTAAACCATTCCTTAGACTGAGAGCAATTAATTTTTGGATTAGTTCAACATTCTCCCTCATTACAGGCATTAAGAAAGGATGCGGAGCTTGTTTTGATGTTCCAAATTCTAACATCGGAGCATAGAAGCTCTTGCTACCAATCTGTAAATCTTTTTCTTGTCTCCTGTACCAATACCCAATAGATTTACGCAATCCACCAGATTTAATTCTTTTACGTTCTCCAGATGCTTCATGTCCAACATGATAGTATCTGGTATTAGATCCTCTCGGTGCTGCGTTTCTAATTAAATCTACCATCAATTTTCCAATTTCTTTCAATCCATTCTCGCAACCATCTTCGATTCTTTTAGTTGCCAATTCAATTCTGTTTTCAACATTTAATCTTGATCTAGCCAAATTTCATCACCTCGATTCTTGTCCGACTATACCTTGACAAATTAGTTCTAAGAAATCACCTTTTTCGTACGTGCGTATTATCACGTAATACTTTGAGTTGTACTTTAATTTCGCTTGATTATTATAATCACAAGTGCGGATAGTAAAAGTTAACTCTGGTTTTAATCCTTGTGCGTTCGCTTGGTAAAATTCGGATTGTCTTATGGATTGTTTATCTGCAAATACTTCCGTTAATGTTTCAATTTCGGTGATATCACCGTATGCGTTTTTGGAGTAAGTTATGGATACCAAAGATATCCCATCTCGGAAAAACATTACAATGCAACCAATGTTATATTAACAGACTTATCAGCGGTAACGTTTAGCTCACCTGATTGAGCAACGTAACCAGTTCTTTCTATTATATAGTTGTACGCATAACCTTCTCGAACATAAAATGATGTAACGCCGGTAGATAATGTTTGTTTATACTTGTTATTGAATGTAATTTCTACACCTTCGATTGCTGGCGTAACGTTAAATGTAACTAGATATAGTGCAAACTCTTGTGTTAACATCAGACTTGATTTAAGCAGATCGTATGATTTAATTAACTTGTCGTAATCTGGATTATTCATTCCAAAATTTGCCTTGACATATATTGTAACCGCTCTTTTAACAAGAACATTGCTCATTAATGGAGTCTTTATTCCAGCAACTTCTAAGTCTCTCAATCCAGCATTAATTAAATCGGTAATCTCTGCATCATATATTGTTGATGTTATACGCAAGTACACTTTTGTTTCTGATAAATCAGACATTGATTTCCTCCCTTCTTATTAAAAAAGAGGGGATTAAATCCCCTCTTTATACTATTAAAAATATGTCTACTTTAGATCCGTCAAGAGCTGATGCTAAATCGATTGTGTTTTTGCATAGTTCGTTATCATCAACAACAACTGCTGGAGCTGTGGACTCTTCGACCATGTTAAAGAATGTTTTAAGAACTGTGTTATGTGTTAACATGTAAGGTAATCCTAATTTCTCGGATATACCAACTGATACTGTTTCTGACCCAATCTTTACTGGCAATACTATACTTGATACTGATTTAAACGCCTTAACTCCTGCTACAGTGTTAGTACCTGACAATGCGATTGTATCTGCTATAACGTCACCGTTAAAATCCAAACCATTAATAACTACGTTACCTGCTGATGCTGTACTATCTGAGTCTATTTGTAGCACTCTTGGTACATCTGGATTTGTTATTGGATTAGTTGTAGATCCTGCTGCTATTGTTAATGCTGCTGTTGTTAATGCTGTTAATGCTAATACTCCTGCTGTGTCTCCACTTGTTGGAGCATCTATTACTACATGCGCTATAAAGCCTCTATCAAAAGCTAGGTCATCAACATCACATGATATACGTTGACCCATGCCACGGTTGTATGGATATAAACTCATTTTAATTCCTCCTATATTTTAATTTTTAATTCTAAGTAGTTTGTTTGATTAATACAAATGCTTCGCTAAGTGCTGGTTTTCCGTCTAATACTGCCATTCCTCTAAATGTTCTTTTACCTGATTTAAATCCAATGCTATCGTCAACAGATAATTCAACCCCTGCTGATATGTTTAGGTAGTAGTATTTAGGATCGCAAAGTAAGATTTTTTCATCAGCAATGTAATCATCTACAACTATTGGATATCCAAGTAATGACATAGCTGCTTTATCTTGTGCGTTGTATGCAAATAATGGTTCGCCATTAGCATCTTTGATTTTGCGGATATTGTTAAATAATGTTTTTCTGTTCATGATGAATATTGCATTTGGATGGTAAAGAGTTGGTAATAATGCTAATACATCCATGATGTTGTCATAATCGATATCGTCAAAATCAGCAATTGTAATTTGGTTGGTAGCATCAAAAGTTACGCCTGGTAATATACCTGTAGGCTGAGTTGTTCCAACACCATTAAGTATTGCATTTTCAATAGCTATAGCCATTTGTCTTCCAATTTCGTCAACTATATATCTCTCAAATGCGTCTATATCCATTGCCATACAAGCTTTTGATATTTCAGCAAGTTTAATTAGTTCAAACCCAGCAAGTGATACATATGCTACTGTGTCATCATGAGGAGTTCCATCTGCGCCTTCTGTATTCCAATCTGCTGCAACTTTAGCATTAGCAACTACGAATTTAACTGCTCCTGGTATTTGAGATACACTGATACGATTAAACAACACATTAACTTGTCTTAGTTTGTCTATGATCATGTTTTGAGTTAATAGTGGTATTGCTGCCGCTGCTGTAGCTGTTGTAGCAACCCTTAATTCAACTTCATTTAATGCTTTACCTTGTAATCTCTTTAAGAATGCACTCCTGTACTCTGGACTTGCGATTATTTGTTCGTTTGATAATGTCATAATTTTATTCTCCTTTATTTTTTCGATTTGTCTTACTTCTACTTTTTCTTCTAGACTTGATGCAATTTCTAGTTTTTCGTTAATGCCTCTTTCTTCAATTTCGATTGCTTCCAACTCTGATTTTATTTCTTCAAAATTCAAAGTCTCAGAATTCAAAAGCAAACTTCTTATTTCCATTTTTCTACCAGATATTTCTTTAAGTCTCTTGTTTAACATGTTTGTTGCCTCCTATAAGTAAGTTTGGATTATTAGTTTTTGGAGTAATTTACTCCGTTCATCTAGTGCTTTGAATTGGTTTCTTGCCACAACAAACGTATCATCGTATGCTGGCACATCAACCACCGATGTATCATATAGAGTTTCTATTTTTGTTATTATCCGTGTGTTTTCTCGGTACTCTTCACCTCCTTCCGCTATATTGAAAGCAAAAGAACATTTATCCAATATACCGTCTTTAACCATCTCATATATGTCTTTATTAGCTTGTGTGTTAGATAATTTTGCCCGAAAAAATAAGCCGACATCGTCGACTGTAAGTATTAGTGATCCATTTTTGACTCGTGCTAAGATTGGATATTCCATCGAGTGATTGTATCTCATACAACAATTGCTCATATCTGTTCCATTTAATGCGGTTCGTGCTATTACTTCTTTGTAGTCTACATTATTTATTCGGTATAAAACAGTTGGTATATTAAATTTTAATGCGTATCCCGATAGTATCATTTCATCTTCGGATGCATTAACAAATTCAGAAACTCTAATTTCTTTTTTCATTTTCATCACCTCCCTTCAAGCATACCGCCAAAGATAGCCCCCTGCGGATTTTGCTTTACCTTTGCATGCTTTTGAAATGTCTGAGTTGTTAATGTTAGTTTGTCTTCCTGCTTCACGTGTTCCATAAAACTCATTAACAAACTCACCATCTTTGGTAAGTTGAATTACTTTTTTAGACTTTGGGTTATCTGATCCCAATCTACCGTACATTGGATGGTTTGATCCTCTTTGAGCTTCACTCATTTTTTTCTTTGTTTCATCTGATCTTTTACTACCAATATGTGATTCGCTCATTCTTTTTTTAGTTTCCTCTGTGTGTTTTATTCCTAAACTATTTTGATGCCCTTTTGTGGCTTCACTCATTCTCCGTCTCGTTTCTTCTGAAAGTTTTTTCCCAACTTTTAATTTGCTTAATTTAACCTTAGTCTCATCAGTGTGTTTATATCCTATTGAATTTCCAGCCAATTTAAGGATATTATAATCTGGTTCTAATGTATCAATATAAAACTGTTCTTGTTTTAAAAGATCTTCTTCATTACAATAATCTATGATTTCAAAAGTGAAATACTCTAAACCATATTTATTTACTGATCTTTGTAGATGGGAATTAATATGCTTTTTGCTTTTTAATAGTCTCCAATGCTCTTTAAATCTTTTTTCTAAATTGGAAGATGACCCAATGTAGAAGTGACCATTAAATAAGTTCGTTATTTTGTATATTCCTGACATTTTGTCTTCTAACATTGGTATCATCTCCCTTATTTTATTATATCATGTTTCTATTGGATCTTCTATTGGATCTTCTATTGGTTTTTCTTCTGATTGGTTTGTGTCTTTGCGACCTAATTGATATTCATTAGCGTTATCAGCTTGTACTATATTTAACGTAGTGTATCTTACATCTCCATTTTCTACTGGCTCTAACTCAAATATTTCGCGAAGTTCGTTTACTGTAAATAATCCTAGAGGTAATAAGTCTCTTGCCATAGCTATTTTTGTTTCATTACTAGCAAACGTTAATCTTGATGCGCTAAATACTATTTCGTTGCCGAAACTTTTTTCTCTTGTTGTAAATAGTTTTCTTGTAAACTC